GACCGGGCTCAAGCTGCTGAGGATAACGCGGAAGAGGTAGCTTTCCAAACAAAGATAGCTGCCGACCCCGATCAACTCACTCTCGCCCTTGGCGTGAACAAGAGTTGATATAAGGGACTTCCTGTGCGAACTAGGAACTGTGAACCATGACTTGGAAAGACTTAGCCCACGAGGGTAAGCCTTGAAAAGTCCAATAGTTCTCCTTACAAGCCTCTTGGATGATTTCAAGAGACTTGAGCCTGACATGAAAGGAACGGATAGAGACTTGTTGTCTATCCGCGCCCGTTTCGAACACGAGGGCATTGGCTTAGTAACCAAAGCCTTTTCTCACCTGAGCGATGCCGTTGATGAGGGCATCACAAAGGGGAGGTTCACCTGCCCTAGAGACTTTAAAAAGGTCCCTAGGGGAGCAATCCCGAGATTATTTTCGGGTATACTCTGTGAAGTGTTCGAGATGAAAACTGGACTGCTTAAAGATACGCCTAGAATAGGCTACCTCAAGTGCCTCAGAGAGGTACTTAGGCTCTTTAAGAAGCTCACAGTAGGAACCGGGCAAGAAGAGATTCTTGATATCCGGGCTCGCCGTGAGTTTAGAGAGTGTGATAAGTCAATCGAGGGGGTATGTTTCCCTTCTCGGGAAGCTTATCTACTCTCTCGTGTGAGTACCTTTTGTCTTAACAATCTCGAAGGAGACTGCCATGACTACGAAGGATACAAACACGGTCCAGGGGCTGTGTACGAACGTCTCGCTCCTAACGAAAAGTGGGAGCACGTGCTTCAAAATCTCCGTGAACTTTTCACGGAATCAGAAGACACGTCGCCGTTTGATCTCTTCTATCTCGATCATAGCGAAGAATCAGATCTCGGGCTTTTCAGGGAATGGAACAGAGCTAGATGCTCTGGACTACTATCTGAACAACCCGTGGTCCGAGACCAAGTCAGATCGAGTAGCTGTTGCACTCCTAATGATGGAGATGCCGCCGCTGAAGAGAGCGGAGATGCTCTTAAACTCTGTCATCAAACAATGGATGACAGATTACCACGAATGCGTAGATCTAGACTGCTTACCGTCCCTAAGAATACAGGGGCGCGGCGAACAATCACATCTGAGCCTTGTTTACTGCAATTCAAGCAGCAAGCACTGAATAAGATATTACGGAAGAACATCCGCAAATGTCCTATTCTAGGCCAGAGTTTAGATCTATCCGACCAAAGCCACAATCAACGTTTGGCCTTGGAAGGTTCCTTAACCGGCAAATGGGCGACTCTAGATTTGTCGTCCGCGTCCGACTTGCTCAGCTTGAAGCTGGTCGAGTTGGTATTCGGACGACATCCTGTTTTCTTAAGCAGGATGATCGACAGTCGTTCATGCGAAGTCGATGACCTCGGTGAGGTGTATCAACTAAGCAAGTTTGCTGGTATGGGGAATGCCTTAACGTTTCCTGTCCAGAGCGTCGTCTTTGCCTTAATAGCAATGACGGCTATCTGGGATACGGGCTCTGCGGTAAACCGCAGGACCTTCAGGGAGCTAGCCGGTCACCCGGCGAGGAAGGGCAGAAGCCCAACCCCAGGCA